TGCTAATTGTAGAGAACTTAAGAAGCGTGTAAGGCTTGATGATGATGAGTATGCTCAAATATGTGAGCATAAAAAAATAAAAAGAGTTATACGTACAGACTTTAACTTAGGCTCAAGACAACAGATAGGCCAGTATCTACAAGAGTTTGGGTGGAAGCCTAAAAAGTTTACACCTACAGGTCAGCCAGTTATAGATGAGAGTACTCTTAAAAAGATTAAAAATATACCTCAAGCACAGTTGATTGCTAGATACTTAATGCTACAAAAACGATTAGGTATGGTAACTTCTTGGCTTGAAGAAGTGGAGGATGATGATAGAATACACGGGTATGTAAATCATAATGGTGCAGTCACCGGAAGAATGACCCATAGATCTCCTAACACTGCTCAAATTGTTAGCAGCAATTCAGAGTATGGTAAAGAATGTAGAACATGCTGGACTGTACCTGAAGGTAAAAAGTTAGTAGGTATAGATGCTTCTGGCTTAGAACTTAGAATGTTGGCCCATTATCTAGATGATGAGGAGTACACAAATGAAATCATTAACGGAGACATCCACACTCATAACCAAAGAATTGCAGGGCTTGAATCAAGAAGTCAGGGAAAAACTTTCATCTACGCGCTACTCTACGGCGCTGGAGACCCCAAACTTGGCACAGTGGTTGGAGGAGGCCGAGATGTTGGTGCAAGACTTAGAAAATTATTCTTTGATAATCTCCCAGCATTTAAAACTCTTAAAGATAGAGTTGGAAGAGCGTCTAAAAAGGGATACATAAAAGGTTTAGATGGCCGAAAGTTAATTGTGCGTAGCCAACACGCCGCCCTGAATACCTTACTCCAAGGTGCTGGAGCTATTGTGATGAAGAGGGCGTTAATACTTTTTACAGAATACACTAAACATTTAGATGCTAATGTTGTAGCTAATGTCCACGATGAGTGGCAGGTAGAAAGCGCAACAGATGTTGCAGAAGAAGTAGGTAAGATGGGTGTCAAAGCTATCAAAGATGCTGGCCTATCTTTTAATTTAGCTTGTCCCTTGGACGGTGAATATAAAGTAGGAGATAACTGGTATGAAACACACTGATATTCCTGAGAACCCTATGGGTAAATATATAAGACACCCTGAAAGATATAAGTTTGTAGAAGGGGAGTGGTGGTACTACTATCCTGAAGACGGTACAAGTATCCATACTGGAGGACATATTAGAGAAAAAGCAGCTACTTTAAGAAAAAGAGTAGACTCTTATATGTACGTAGATGGTAAATATATATCTAAAAAACATCCTCTATATAAGCCGGGACGCTACAAAGGTTTTACTGATGCAGCATTTAGTTCTTTAAAAAACTACGAAGCATCTAATGAAGGTCAAGTATATATTATACGTAACCCTGCCTTTCCTAGCTGGTGCAAAGTAGGTATGGCTGTAGATTCACAAGACAGATTAAAGCAATACCAAACATCTTCTCCTTATAGAGATTACGAATTAGTTAAAGTTTATAAAACTAAAGATAGGAGACAGGCTGAAGCAGAAGCTCATGCTGAACTTGAAAAACATTATGAGCGCCGAGGTGAATGGTTTGTTTGTGATTCTAGTCTGGCCGTGGATAAATTAAATAACTTATTTGAGGCGCAACAACTTGAACTCTTCTAAATCTTTAAACACTTT